AGCATTTCCATATGAATCTCCAAATCCAAATGTCTGTGTAGAATAGCCACATTGATTTATAATTTGAGCGAAAAGCTCTGTACATGTTTTTGCATGTTCATCAACCCTAACATCAAATTGAATATTATCTATTGGCTTGGCTCCTGTGTCTCCACTCATTTTCCAAGCTGTCAAATTGATCTTCATGAATGACTTAGTATATTTACTAAATCGATTCATTTGAGACTCAACCCCATTGATATCACTTTTATTTTTAGTCAACAGCTCTTCATCAATAAATATCTGAGCCATTCCAAGCTCCAAATCCCTCATCCATGATGTCCAAGTAAAATCCAAAGAATGTAATAATGTTATACTTGAAGAATAATCATTAATTCCTAAACTAGAACCTGGAACAATTTTATTAGGCCTCATATTGGGAACATATACGCACCCAAGACCATCTATATTTTCATAAATTACATTTTCAAGACTTAACACACTTGTTTCTTCAAGTATATTAATGTCAACTTTTATTCCCACTTTATCAACTGACCCTTTGTATAATTCATACTCGATAATGCAGTTTCGTCCCTCTCTTCTTCTATTCTCAAATAGTCTATAGAATAAACCTTCATTTGTCTCTTTTACGACTCTAAAGAACAAAACTTCCCATAATCTACCTCTCCAAAATGTAGGAAAGAACTGTGCTGGTGTTACAATAGATACTACTGGAACGCCGACTAAATCTGGTTCTATATCTAACTTTAAAATACACCCAGACATCGCAGCAGCTATTTCAGCCCCTTCTAACAATGTATTTTGGAACCCATTCTCTGAAATAAAAGTTTTTATTCTTTCACCAGAAAATTTCGATTCATCATAAACAATTTTTGGAGACTCTGAAAATAATAAGTTCGCAGAGGTTGTCGCAATGTCCCCAGCTGCCGGCAAGTGAACTGCTCCAGACATACCTTCTTTACTTGCTTTTGACCAAAACATTTCATTGAATATATCTGTATTCAATTTTGAATAATATGATCTTAAATTTTCTGGCTCACCAGAATACCATGTTGCCCACTCTTGATATTTATTCATCCAGAACGACCATTCGCTTGGAGGAAATTGACTATTTTCTTTTAAAAATGCCATAATTTTTTATACTCCTTTTAATATATTATTTCGGTATAATCTTTGAATGTATTTGTCTTTATCTCATTATAACCTTCCAACTCTTTTGATCTGATTAGATTATCTATATGTTCATTATATGCTTTTTCTGATGTAAA